GCTTCTTCTATTATATTTTCAATAGGAGCTCCTTGAACAGTCAATAAGACCTGTAAATCGGGTGTGCTTTTACCATAAACCAGCAGTTCATCTTTGTGTCTGGATGACCCAACATATACATGACGTATAGATTCGGTTTTGTTAATAGTTTGAATTTGACAGTAGTCATCTAGATACAATAAAACTTTACTAAAGGTCATACCCTGCGATTCATTGACTGTCATACTTTTATAGCCTTTCTCTGCTAGGTAATATTTACCATCTTGTGTAAAAGCTAACGCTATATCAACCACATGAGATGTAATTTCAGTGATCTTTTTATATGACTCAACTACTTTCGACGTAGTGCGTGCATTTGGTATGTAAGTACCAAACATACGTGTCACGTCTTGCGGGCTCCTATGCGTCTCAGCGACGTAGTTAGTTAATTCGAATTGTAAAGTGGTGTTATCTTTACAATAAGGTCCGATTTGTTTTGAATCGCCCATTAAGTGTATCTGTTCAATACGTCCAGATAATTTCAATGCATAATAATAGGCAATTGCTGACGGTTGCATGGCAAAGCATTCATCAATATATAAATGACGAATTCTCACTTTTGAATTATCCTGCAAATATCGGATTAATACGATGTACGTATATATATCACTTTTGGTTTGTAACCCTCCTGGCATTAAATTGTCAGCTTGTGATCGAATTGGACTAACTATAAAGTCTGTACCTGTTTTATACACATTGACTACACGCTGTGTCTTGCGTGAGCCACCCATTCCATTGAGACAATAAAGTGCAAAATCTGTTGGTTTTGGCAGACTGTTTAACTTATTGTCCGTGATAAACTTGGTATAAGACTGTTCATCAACGGTAAATTTAACATGTGTGTTAAAATTTTTCGCTATCATGGAATGTTGTGCTGTTAGATCATCCTTATTTTTGTCAATGATTTTACTTCTAGAAACAACATGATCTTCGTTGTTAATACGGTTGATGTTCAACTTAGCAATCTCATTGGAAGGCTTTAAATCCTTCTTGAATCCACTTAAACAGTAGTATAGCTCACCACTTTGTATCAAAGAATTCTCCATTTTAAATACTTGCTTATACTTAAAGTTGTTAAACGGGAATACCAATCCTCCAGTTCTGTAAGGATCGCTCTTAATGATTAAGTAATTGGTGACTTCCAACTTGTCTAGTAATTCTAACATCAGATGAAACTCATGCAAAAACAAATCAACCACGATGATATCATTTGGTGTGAACACAATTTCACTCAAATTATCATAATACTGATGATCGTTTGTATAATCATACTTCATGCATTTTAGTTTATTTCTGATGGTATAGGGATGATAACGTTTACCCTGTTTGGAACATTCAAAAACTACACCTAAGTGACCTGGAGCGGCTGTTAAATCAATCACTCTGTCTTGACCATCACCATATTTGTTGATGAGATCAAACAGTTCACCCATTTTTAATGGCATGTGATTACCGGTTTTCTCCTTGAGAAGATAAATGGTATCCATCACTTTCAAATTGGTATGTAAAAGTTGGTTGGTTGTAGATATTATGGTTTTATAACCTCCAACATACTTACTGTAATACCAATGAGC